TTGTTGTTGAAAACATATAACAATTCCAGAATCCGAGCTGGACAAACGATTGGAAATGTTAAATCTCATGCTTCGGGTTTCGAAAAATGGATCAAGGAACGATTTGAAAAAGAAGCTTCAAAACTGAAAACTGAAAAATCTAAACAGAATAAATACGATAAGAGGGATGAAATATTAGGTTGGTATTCCAAAAATAGAAAATACATGGAAAATATTTACTTTCTACAGAATGATTTGGTNNCNGCNAAGAATATGATAGTGAAAAAACTTGAAAAGGTTAAAGGTATAGCATCTACATTTGTTGTTACTTCTGATGGACTCCAAGTTTCAGCTCCTGAAGGTTTTGTGGCTGTTGATAAGATGTCCGGTGGAGCTGTAAAAATTGTTGATAGAATGGAATTTTCCAAGAATAACTTTTCAGCCGATGTTCGCAAAGGTTGGGAAAATGCTACAAGGAATTAAAATGTTTGGATTCAAAAAGAAAGAGGAGAATAAAATGGATGAAGTTAAAACAATATCAAAACCAGTTGTTAATGATAATCAAGGTAAAAAGGATATTATTTTCTTTTCAACTTCTGTATCGACTCTCAATAGAATTACCAAGAAATTAGAATCTTTGGGTAATACAATAGTAGATTCGAATTATTTTGATTTGAATTTACATACTGTAATTAATATCGATGATTTGAAAGTTTATGACCTTAGTAATGCGGAAATTGTTGTATTGAAATCCGAATCAATGATGGTTATTGATGATGATGTTTCCCAAATAGTTAATGTATTTCAATTTTCTTCAACTGATGAATTACTAAATCATTACTCATGAAAACCTTTTCTCAATATCTAACTGAATCTAAATCCGGAACTGTTGTTTTTACTTTTGGACGAATGAACCCACCAACTTCCGGACATGGGAAATTACTCAAGGCTGTTGAAACGGTGGCTAAGAAAAACAAAGCTGAGATTCGGATTTATCCTTCACATACACAAAATGCCAAGAAGGATCCACTCACACAAAAACAGAAAATTGGATATTTGAGTAAGATGTTTCCGAAACTAAAAAGAAGCATAATTTCTAAAAATGATATAAAAACTCCATTCCAGGTTCTTGATGATATGCCTCCAGGAACAAAGAAAGTTATAATGGTTGTTGGTGGTGACCGTGTTGACGAATTCAAATCCAGAATGACTCCTTATGTTGAAAAGGAACAAGAATATTCGTTTGATGTTGTATCAGCTGGTGATCGAGATCCTGATGATGAAGGAGTTGAAGGAATGAGTGCTTCAAAAATGCGAGCCGCTGTGGCTGATGATGATTTTAAAAGCTTCAGAATGGGTACACCGGAACTTTCGGATAAGGATTCTAGAGCTATGTTCCAGGACGTTAAGAAAGGAATGAAATTATAATGAACGAAGAATTTGATAATTTTGAGGATTTTTTCAAAGCGAAACAAAAAGAAAATAATGACGAACCAGTGAAAGGAAAAGATGAAACTGAAAATACTTGAAGGTGGAGAACGAGATAAAGGATTTGACCGTGATGGTTATATGCCAACTTATATGAAATATGATTCCGATGATTATTATGTTTTGTATAGATCCGGTAAGAAAATTAAAGAAATTGAAGGACTGACTTGTGAAATTGGGGTCCGTCTTGGTGGTGGAACCGAATCAATATTACAAGGATGTCTGGATACCAATCAAAAAGGGAGAGTCCATATTTGTATTGATCCTTATGGTAATATTGATTATGTGGATGTCTATAGTCAAAATAAAACTGTGAAACTTGGATATGATAACCAAATGGCGATGGCATTTTTGAATCATTGCTCGGGATTCTGTCATAATAACAATATCTATTTCATCCCGTTTTTCTTGGAGGACACCGAATTCTTCAAGAGATATTCAACAGGTGTTCCGGTTTATCGGGAAAACAAAGAGATTATAAATACCTATGCGCTAGTCCATTTTGATGGTCCACACGAAATAGGTGCTGTTATTAAGGAAATTGAATTCTTCGAAGAAAGAACAACTCAAGGGGGAATTTGGATTTTTGATGATGTTCAGATGTACCGAGAAGATGAATTGAAACTTTTACATAATACGGTACATAATTTAGGCTTTGAGGACTTTATCCTTGGAGAGAAGAGAAAACATTCATTCATAAAAAAATAGGAGAACAAAATGAGCTTATGGGGAGTCGGAACGGTAGATGAAGCCAAACCAAAATGGCTTACAGCCGCAGAAAAAAGAGATGTTATTGCCACTACAAGAGGCTGGGAGAAACTATCGACCGGTGAAGTCCTCGTGGCAATTGGAAGTTTATCAGAAACAGGAAAATTAGCAATTGCTTCTGTTTCTAGTGTTATTCCACCAGCTGATGGAACTCATGGAGCAGGAGATATTACTTTCACTGTTGTTTACAATGAAGGAGTGACTATTACAGGAGTTCCTTTTATTGAAATGACTAGAATAGCTACTGGTACTTGGTTTGGTGCTGCTACTACTGCTAATTTAGATTATGATGCTACACTTACACTAGCGGCAAATGGTGGTATAGCTAATGGAAACCAAGTGGTTTTTAAATACACTGTTGTTTCTGGTGATAATATTGATGCTGGATTTACAATTACCGATACAGCTACTATTAATTTAAATGGTGGTACTATTGTCGATACTATTGGCGGTGGTAGTGATGCTCAAAGATTGGATGTTACAGCAGCTTTAAATCCTGATATGTCCGCTGTGTTATTAATAGAGCCTTAATGAATAATGTTATTTCATGATTTGAATGAGAATAACTTTGTTAGATATGCAATGAAAGAATATAAGAATCCTCATTGTCTTAATGTTGATGAATTCAATGAGGATTTGAACAGAATCAAATATATCAAAAAACTTTTCAAGCGATATATTGATTCTGGTGAATTGAGAGAAAGATTGATATTGAACCATTTGATAATATTTTATAATGTATTTGAGAGAGAAGCAGCTACGAGAATGTTATTCTGTAAAATGGAACCTGAATATTGGGGTGTGTTGAAAAGTTTTTTGATGTTTTTGAACCTAATGCCGATAGGTATGGTTCGAGGCATTCGTGGGACTGATATTCACTCTGCTGATGTTGTGGAAATCCCTGAAATTTTATCCGTGCTAAAGGAAATCTAATGCAAATCCTAAAGGAAGGCGTAGTAGACCTCATTGTGATATATCAATTGGTCAAGAAACTTTCAACTCCATTCAACAAAACAGATGCGTTCAAGCTTGGTATTATTGACGAAAAAGGGAAGATACTCAAGAAACGAAAGACACTCAAAACCGCTGAAGAGAAATCCGCTTATAACATATTTGATACATTGGTGTGGAATCTCAAAAAACTCTTATCTAAAATTCCTGGTGGATCATCGAAACTAGCATCTTATGCGGCTGCTTTTTTTCTACTTAAAGAAGAATCCAATAACAGATATGTCCTACAAGAGAAATTGTCTTTTGAGGATAATATGCTAGTGAATTGTCTCAATCTGGAACAGAAATTCAAGTCATTTTTCAATTTCCATAAAGAAGAAATTTACAAACTGATGGAAGAAACTCCCGCTGTTGCTGTTGATAAAGTTGGAACACTTACGGATGAACCACCAAAGAAAAAGAAGAAAAAACGAGATAAATTTGCTGGTGCTGATGTTTTTGAATGTGATATGGGAACCATGATGCACTGCCGATTTGGTAAGGAATCCCGTTATCACAGATGGTCGCGATATGTTGGTGCTGAAGAAATGGGAGAAGAAATAAGAACCTATGCCAGAGCAAATCCAAAATCACCTATCATCCTGAAAGATCCAAAAACTGGTGCAATGATGTATTTGAGACACGGAGCAAAATGATACAATGGCAATGGGAACAACTCCAGAATGTGAATGCTTGGTATTATTATGTGATAGTGTTTGTCGCTATTTTCCTGATTGGTCAATATTTACTTGAAAAAACAGGACACAAAGATGAACTGCCAAAAGTTGATGGAGTCCTGACGAAAAAAGAGACTGGATTTTGGAACAGTTTATTTTTTGAATATTTCGCTTGGGGTGGAATTCAACAGATTTTTGTGATTTGGATTGTTAGTTTTCTGGCGTTCAATCCTTGGGAATCATTCTTATCAGCTTTGTTGGTATTCACATCACTTCATGTACCTAATTGGCGGTTGATGCAAATGACTGCTATCATGGGTGCTATGTTGTATTTCGGTTGGTATATTATGGGATACCAGAGCATAGTTTTAGTTGCCTTTTGTCATTCAATGGGAGGAACACTTTACGGAAGAACCGGCCTACCAATGGCTGTTTGGAGAAAAATATGAAAATTTCTACAGAAGTATAATTAAATAATTTAACATGGAGAATTTATATGAGCACGGGAATTGAAAGTGGAACATTTGGAAAAAGTACAACAGCGATGTTTGGTGATGTGGTTGAAACAGCATTACAAACATTTGTTCCGGGCGTTGGTTCGGTGGTGGCGGGGGTTATAGATTCATTAACGGAATCCGAGAAAAAGGATCCAAAGGTTGTGGAAGCTAAAGTGGTTAAAGCACTCAATGGATCACAGATTTTGGAACAAACAAAATCCTACTTGAAAGATAATGAAGGTGCTAGAAACATGCAACAATCAGCACTTTCCAAAGCTGGGAAATTTGCTTCTTTCATTCATTCTACCGCTCCGGCTCTACTCGCTTACTCAGGATTAGGTGCTCTTCTTTATGCACTTTATATGGTATTTTTTACAACAGCAATTCAACCAGACCAACAATTATTAATCGGTGGTGTAATCGGAACCTTAGGAACCCTCACAACAATGGCCTTTAGTTTCTTCTTTGGGTCACAAGACAAGGAAACAAAATGAAAACTTTTATAGAATTTAAACAAGAATTAAATGAAGGTAATATTTATGCTGATATTGTTCCAAGAAGTGTTAAACAAGTTAAATCAAAAGCATGGGCTAAAAAATATGTGAATAAATTTCATGATCTTTTAACCACGGCTGGAGATACTCATGGTTTAAGCATTGAAATGACTCCTAAACAAATTGTAGCTGGAGATCCTAGTGTTATGACTAGAAAAGGTGTTGAAAATTTCAAACGGAAATTAAATGGCGTTTTGAGCATAGATATGGACTTAGGAGTTAATATAGCTGGACAGATAGTAGATAAATTAAATGATAAAGACTTACTTAAAATTGTTAATAATCTAGGACGTAAATTTGATGGTATTAAGTAAAAATAAGTGACATTTGACATTTCCCATTTGTTGTGATATAATGTTTAAAATAAAGAAAGGTGACCATGGCTTTGGAATTAGTTGAAAAGAAAAACCAAAAAAAAGAGGAAAGAAAAAAAGAGCTCATAATAATGATTGACGAATTCAGGAAAATGCTTGATGATGACCAGGTGGATTCTTTCCTGATACTCTATGATAATCCTACTGGTGGGGGATATGTTACTGGTAGGATGACCATTGAAAATATATTCCTTTCGTGCTCAAAAGTAGCACAATTAGCTTTGGATGATTTAGTTGATAATGATGAATACACTTTGAGAGATCCAATAAATGAAGATGAACCAGAGGAATGAATCCAATCAAATAATAGTCCAATACTTCAATAGAATAAACTCCAGATTTCGCAACTTCAAATGGAAAACTTATGGGAAGCTTGCGAATTTCTCCTGCCCGTTGTGTGGTGATTCTTCCAAAAAAACTACAAAAGCGCGTGGTTATCTGTTGTTGAATTCCCATAATACGCTATATTTCTTTTGTCATAATTGTGAAGAGCGTTTATCTTTTAGTAAATTCCTGAAGAAAATTGATCCACATGTTTATGATGAATATATCCGTGAGATATATGGTGCAAAAAAGGTGAAAGAATATGTTTGGGAGGAACCAGTTTTTGAAAAGATTGTTTCTAAAAAAATTGATATACCTTCTATTAACGAGCTTGATATTAAACATGAAGCATATAAATATATAACCGGTCGTAAACTTCCGGAATCAACTTTTCACAGGATTTTCTATGCAGAAGATTTTAAAGAGTGGGTGAATTCAATAGTCCCGAATAAATATCCCAACCTCCAGACCGGTGATTCCCGTATAATTTTACCGTTTTTCAATTCCGATGGGTCGATGATGATGGCTCAAGGGCGGAGTATTACTAATTCAGGTATGCGGTATATCACAGTACGATTTAACGAGGAAACCCCGAAAGTATTTGGGTTGGAACAATGGAAAGAAGAGGAAAAAACTTATGTGGTCGAAGGTCCTTTTGATAGTTTGTTTTTTGATAATGCTCTGGCCTGTGCCGGGTCTGATTTATTTTCATTTGATTTTTTAAACAAAGAAAATACTACATTGATATATGATAACGAACCTAGGAATCCGCAAATAATCTCAAAGATGGCAAAAGCTATCAAGAAAGGATACCAAATATTCTTTTGGCCTGAGAAAATTAATATGAATGATATAAATGAATTAATGATGATTAGAAAAAAACCAAAAGACCTGGAAGAATTAATAAACAAAAACACTAAAAAAGGATTGTCAGCTACGTTACATTTAAACAATTGGAAAAGGTGCTAATTATATATAGTAGTAGAAGGTGAATTGTTACAGCAATTCATCCAATCACTTCAATTCACATCTTAACGGAGATGCTGCATGAAAACTACTACTTATTATATTTATCAACACATACAACCGGAAACTCATATTCTGTCGCTCAGTATTGGAAATCTGATCGGTCTGATATACAAAGAGAAAGGATGTCTAATGATGCTAAAGAAAGAAATGTAAGATTTTTGGGTAGTAAATGGTGGAATAATGGTAAAATTAATAAAAGATGTTTAGAATGCCCAGGAGAAGGTTGGAATCTTGGTCGATTAAGGATTGGAAAAAATAAAGGAAAATTATGACAATGAGCACTTATTCACAATATATACATTTATCAAGATATGCAAGGTATTTACCAGAATTAAAGAGAAGAGAAACATGGCGAGAAACAGTAGAACGATATTTTAAATTTTTCCAAAAACACATACAAGAAAATTATAACTATGATATAACAGAATCCATACCAGAACTTTCGAAGGCTGTAATAGACCTTGAGGTGATGCCGTCCATGCGATGTCTGATGACTGCAGGTAAGGCGCTGGAGAAAGAAAATCTTGCGGGCTATAATTGCTCTTATGTCCCTATAGATAAAGCGAAATCATTTGACGAAGTATTGTATATCTTACTCAACGGGACAGGTGTGGGATTCAGTGTAGAACGACAATACATAGCAAAGCTACCTGAACTCCCTGAAGAATTATACCCATCCGAAACCACTATAATGGTTCATGATTCTAAGAAAGGATGGGCTAAAAGTTTGAGGGAGCTGATTAATCTCCTATATTCTGGTGTAATACCTAGTTGGGATACGACAAAAGTAAGACCCGCTGGTGCTCCATTGAAAACATTCGGTGGTAGGGCTTCTGGTCCTGAACCATTAGAAGATTTATTTAAATTTGTAATAGGGATTTTTAAAAACGCAGTTGAGAATCAAAGTCGGAGATTGAGTTCTCTGGAGTGCCACGACATTGTTTGTAAGGTGGCTGAATCTGTTGTTGTGGGTGGTGTTCGTAGATCCGCCCTGATTTCACTTTCCAATTTATCTGATGACCGTATGAGAACGGCAAAGATGGGTGACTGGTCCAAAGAGCAATCACAAAGAGCTTTGGCAAATAACTCAGCTTGTTATACGGAAAAACCTGGAACGGAGATATTCATGAAAGAATGGATGTCGCTATACCAATCCAAATCAGGTGAAAGGGGAATTTTTAACAGAGAAGCTTGTCAAGCGCTAGTGGAAAAGCTCGGTGAAAGGAGAAATCCTGACTTTGATTTTGGAACTAACCCATGTTGTCTTGTGGGAGAAACAACCATTATTACTGATAATGGGGATGTGTCAATTGAAGAAATTATTGAAAAGGGTATTGAAAATTATAAAGTTATTTCTTATAATTTAGAAAAAGAAAAATTAGAATGGGTTGATATAGAAGCTGGTGATTTGACTCGTCCTGATACTGATATTATAGAATTAGAATTGAATAATGGTACTATAATTCAACTAACTCCGGATCATCCTGTTTACACCGAAAATAGGGGATATGTAGAAGCTGCTAAATTGGATGAGAATGATATTATTCTGACAATTGAAAAAACATAACAAGGATCATTTTCAGAATAGGCTTTATAAAATTTATTTATTCAGAAAAGATTATCCAAATAAGAAAATTGTTGTAATTACTGATGTAAAAAGATATTGTACAGAAACAAGTTATGCAAAGGAACTAAAACTATGGAAGAATACAAAATTGTCAAAAGCGGAATTAGAAAAATTAATGTTGTAGAAAATAAAGACACTTTTGATATACAAACTAAAAATCATAATTTTTTTGCTAATAAAACATTGGTACATAATTCGGAAATTATTCTCCGACCCAGAGGACTTTGCAATCTTTCTGAGGTTGTGATCCGTGATGGTGATACGGCAAAAACTTTGAAAGAAAAAGTGAGATTAGCAACCATATTTGGAACAATGCAATCCACACTTACAAAATTTGATTATGTATCCAAAGAATGGAAAAATAATTGTGATGAAGAAAGATTGCTGGGTGTTTCATTGACAGGTATCTTGGATTCAAAGCTGACGAATGGTATGGATTCTGATGGTACTTTCAATCCAAATGGACGAACAGAAAAATTATTGAAGGAATTGAGAAATGTCGCTATTGAAACAAATAAAGAATGGAGTAAAAAATTCAGCATCAATCAGGCTGCTGCGATTACTTGCGTCAAACCCAGTGGGACGGTTTCACAATTAGTTGATTCTGCCTCTGGTATCCATGCTCGTCATTCACCATATTATATAAGGCGTGTAAAAGGCGATAAAAAAGATCCATTGGCTAAATTCATGAAAGATCAAGGATTTATCCAGGAAGATGATTATTTACAACCAAATCACACCACGGTATTTTCATTTCCAGTTAAAGCGCCCGTTGATTCTGTGATAACTGCGGATAGGACGGCTATTCAACAATTGGAATTATGGAAAGTTTATCAAGACCATTGGTGTGAGCACAAGCCTTCTATTACGGTTAATGTAAAAGAAAATGAATGGATGGGTGTTGGTGCGTGGGTATTCGAGAATTTTGATAGAATGTCAGGTGTGAGTTTTCTTCCTTATGATGGTCATTCATATAGACAGGCACCATACGAAGAAATTACTCAAGAGAAATATGAGGAAATGGCTATACAAATGCCAACTAATGTAAGTTGGACTAATTTTCAGGAAGATGAAGATTTGACTTCCGGTTCACAGGAACTAGCTTGTTCATCAGGTATATGTGAAATAGTCGATATAGGGTAAATTATGGAAACTATAGAAGCGACTTGGGATTTGGATGATAAAAAAATAACCCGTAATATTGAATTACATTTTGAGGGTGTTTATTCAATATTGATTCCAACAAGATATGGACCAATGTTTGTTTATAAAGAAGATAACATGATTGGAATTTCATTATTGTTTTATGGAGATTGGTGTCATAGTGAAATGATTACATTGAGTAATTTTATTAGAAGGAATGATACCATTTTTGATGTTGGATGTAATATAGGTGCTTTTACTTTGTTTTTTGCTAAATGTGTCACTGAAGGGAAAGTTTATGCTTTTGATCCATGTCGATTTTATACTGATATGACTACAGCAACCATGGTTGCTAATGGAATTAATAATGCTGTTATTTACAATCAATCAATTGGTGATAGAAATGGTTCAATCAAAATTAATCTTCCGGATTTAGGTGAAAATCAAAATTTCGGAGAATTCAAAATGGTTAATGGTGAATTTGGTGGAGCTTCAACTTTTGAAATGAAATTTACCGGTGATGTTGAAGAGGTTATGATTGAAACATTAAATTCCATGGTAGATGATTTTGATAAAGTCAATCTCCTGAAAATAGATACTGAAGGTATGGAGACAGTAATTATAAATAATGGCCTTGAATTCATAGATAAATTCAAACCAGTGATGTTTTTTGAACAATCAGATGATGAAGGAACAAATAATAAAAATATATCTGTTTTGAATGATTTGGGATATTTATCAGCTATGACAGAATCGAAAATATTCAAGCCTGATAATTTTAAGGAAGAGCATATCAATATTTTCGAAAAGGATTTGAATTCTAAGAATATACTTTCAATTCATAAATCCAATACAGAATATATTGAAAGGTTGAAAAAAATAGGAAATAATGATTGAAGTAATAATTATTTGGGGATCACTGACCGCGTTATTTACAATAATGATATTAACCGGTCATATTATTTACTCTATTAAAAAGGAAAAATGAGAAAAACCATATTTCTTATGATTTTTTTCATGACTATAGGATGCACAGCATTTGCCGAGAAATATGATATGCACATTATAAAAGCTTCACAAAAATTTGGAATTCCTAGGGTTATTATTAGGAATTTAATATTTGTTGAAAGCTCTAATAATCCAAAAGCTAAAAGTAAAAAAGGAGCTCATGGATTGATGCAATTACGTTATATTGCTGCTAAGGAAATGGGTGTTAGGGATAGGTATAATCCTAAACAGAATATTATTGGTGGTACTAAATATTTGAAAAAAATGTGGGACCGTTTTGATTCATTATATTTAGCATTGATAGCTTATAATCTTGGTCCTACAAAGCTTAGTAAAATAATCAGAGAAGGTGGAATAATTCCTGTAGGTGCGATTCGTTATGCTAACAAGATTATGTCTATGAGTTATCCGTCATTTAAAAAACTTATGTTACAAGGATAATATGGAAATATGGACAAGATATTCTGTGGGAATTGATTATTCAATGAACAGCCCAGCAGTTTGTGTTATGAAAACCGATTATAAGGATTTCTATAATGACTGTCAGTTGTTTTATTTGGGAAGTTCTGAGTCAACACCTTTACATAATGTTCATCGTTACAAGAAACATGACTGGAAAACAAATGAAGATAGATTTAATTTCCTGAAGATTTTTGTTATGAAGTGCCTAAACTTGTATCCTAATGAGATTGAAAAGGTATATCTAGAAGGCTACAGTTATGGTAGTACGGGACGAACTACATTTGAAATCGGAGAAAACACGGGAGTGCTGAAGCATTACCTGTGGCATAGTGGGTATGAAATCAATGTGACATCTCCAACTTCAATCAAGAAGTATTTCACCGGAAAAGGAAATGCCAAGAAAGAGGATATGTATGAATCCTTTATAGACAACTCTGGAGCTCCCGCTGATTTCAGAACTGTTATTTCCCCAAAACATTCTAAGATTGATTCTCCTGTTTCAGACCTCGTTGATGCGTTCGCAATTGCGCAGTATGGAATTTCTGTATTTAAATCATGATTTTTATAAATAGTAGTAGAAGGTTTAATGCTAAAGACATTAAACCTAATCACACCAAAAAACATCTTAACGGAGATGCCTCATGGAAACTACTACTTCTATATTTATCAATAACTGGAAAACCAAAGTCTATTATCAAATCATAGATAATGCTAAAAATCAAAATCGTAAAAAGAAGAAAGGTATATATTATGAAAGCCATCATATAATTCCAAAATCTATAATAAAAACTAATGATACTGTTTTATTAACAGCAAGAGAACATTTTATTTGTCATTGTTTATTGATTGGTATGTTAGAAGGTAAAAATAAATCAAAAATGTATTTGGCTATAATTCGTTTTAAGAATGGTAATGTTAAAGGACATTTCAATTCTTATCTTTATGAAAAACTATGTAAAAATAAAATTGAATTTACAGAAGAACATAAAAAAAATATAAAAATAGCTCAAATAGGTTTACAATTTGGTGAAAAAAATGGTATGTATGGTAAAACTCATACGCCTGAAGCTAGGGAAAAAATAAGACAAGCCGTTTTAGGAAGAAAAGCTTCCGATGAAACCAAAGCTTTATTGAGTAAGCAGAGAATAGGTAATTCTTTTTCCAAAGGTAATATAATTTCGCCGGAGCAAAGAGAAAAAATATCAAAATCATTGATGGGTATTAAAAGATCTGAAGAAACAAAGAAAAAAATGAGTAATTCCAAAAAAGGTAGAAAATTATCCGATGAAACGAAAGCAAAAATTTCTAAAGCCAATAAAGGAAATACAGCTTGGAATAAAGGAATGAGAATGGAGGAAGAAAAAAATGATTTTTGAATATCAATGTGGTGTTTGTGGATTAAAAAAAGAAAAAATTAGAAAAGTTTCCGAAAGGGATTTTCCTGTTGAATGTCGGCGATGTGGAATCAATATTGAACGTGTGATTTCCAAGAGTTCATTCCAATTAAAAGGAGCGGGGTGGGCGAAGGAAGGTTATCAGAAAGGTAAAAAATGAGTATTGAATTGAAAATTGTTGGTGAGGAACAGGATGAGGAAAAAATTGAAGAACGAAAACCTATGGGTGGCACTGAATTGATGCGTGATGCTCTTTGGAGTCGATTGGATCCAGAATTGAAAGATTCGGTGAATTGGCATATCTCAAGAAAATTACCAGAATCTGAAATTGATCCAGATAAACCTAATATTTACTGGGTACATGATACAGCTGAGGATCCAATGTGTGATTTTCTTCAATATGGACATGAAGTGAAAAAATTCGAAAAAATTATTTTTGTTTCTAATTGGCAATTGCAAAGGTTTCATTATTATAGAGGAATTCCTTATGAAAAATCTATTGTGATACAAAATGCTATTGAACCAATTCCAGCTCATATTAAACCCGATCCTAATAAAAAAGTCAATATAATTTATTTTTCAACTCCTCATAGAGGATTGGATATTCTTTTACCATCATTTGAACGGATTGTTAATGAAAGGGATGATTGTGAGCTACATATATGCAGCTCTTTCAAATTATATGATAGAGAATCATCTGATGCTCAATTCGCTGGAATGTATGATTATGCTAGGAATATGAAAAATACATTTTATCATGGTACGGTTTCGAATCAAGAAATTAGAGATATGCTCCAGGATATGCACATATTTGCGTATCCATCAACATATCAAGAAACTTCATGTCTTTGTATGATTGAAGCTATGAGTGCTGGATTGATGTGTGTCGTACCTAATTATGGAGCTTTACCAGAAACAGCTGCTAATTTCGCTAAAATGTATTCTTGGAATCCTGATAAACAAAAACATGCTTCTTTTTTCGGTGGGAATTTAAATCACGCTATTGATTCTGTGAAATTAACTGATACTGATGACGAATTGATTGAATTCCAACAAACTTATTTCAATACCTTTTATAATTGGGATTCCAGGGTTCAGGTATGGGAAAATCTTCTATTAGGAATTAAACAAAAGAAAAAACTTGACAAAAAATAATCTATATGATATACTGTTTTTATGATTAATTCTTATAGGAGTATATTATGTCCAGATTAGCGAATGCTGATTACGCTCATTTAGGAGCTGAACCCGTTTGGGAACCAAAAGATTCAACGCTTACTGATTCCAAGATAAAGGAGAAGTTCCTAGCATCTTGTGCTTGGTATAACTATTTTCATGACCAAAAGCAATCCAGGGAATGGTTGTATGATTTTGTCACAGCTAATAATGATTTTGATACCGAAATGGTGGATTGTTTGAAAGTTTTGGATGATTATGATTTACCATCCACATTAGGATGGGTAGCCAGAATGTTAGAGAATGGTGCTCCATTGACTGTGAAGATTATAGAATCTTTCAATAAACGGTTGGAAAAAGGATTTCTCAAAGGTGTGGATTTGTCACATACCAAGAAGAAAAAAGCTAAGAATATTGAAGGTCCGAAACTCTCAATCCAGGAACGAGTATTGTTGAAAGCTGAATCCGTGATTGGTGATTTCGAGGACGCTTTTGAAACTTTTCTTCTTTCTAATTGTACTGGAACCTCATTCAAAGCTTACAAGTATTTTGAATCCAATTCTATTTCTGGTGTTGTTGCTGGTAAATTAATTGATCCTTTTACTCAAATGAAGGATGTATATGACAAGGTCCTGAAAGCTCGTTTGACCATTGATGCTGATAAAACTTCTGAAGAGGTTGATTTGGTTGAGGGTTATTCACATTTGAAGCACCGAGAAGTGAAGAAAATTATCAAGTTTTTTTCTGATATTGTTGATGATTGTACCAAGTGGAATGACAATAAGAAAACGGATAGAAAACCACGAAAGAAAAAGACGGTTTCACTTGATAAAAAAATCAAAAATGTTTTATATCTGAAAGATCATTCTGATTTGAAAATGAAATCTGTGAATCCGACGAAGTTGATTGGTGCTAAACGTGTGATGTTGTATGACACCAAAACAAATCTGTTTAGTGTTTATACTTCAGATTGTGGTATGGAATTGAACCGAACCGTGTTGTTGAATTATGATGAATCGAAATCCTTGGCTAAAAAAGTTAGGAATTCGATGATTGGTGATTTGTCAAAAGGTGCTCCTAGGTCGGTTATGAAGCGTTTGAAAGACCATTCAACTAAGGAACAGGAATTAACTGGTAGAATTAACCGAAACACTATAATATTGAAAGCTGAATAGGAGATACCTATGGATTGGTTAATTGTAATAGCATGTATTTGTATTGTGTATTTGATAACGAGTGAAATCGTTGAAAGGATGTGGAAACATTGAAAAGGCGTAATTTTTTCAAGGCGGCTATTGCTGTATTGATGACACCATTGATTCCTGGATGGAAAGCTGAATTAGATGCAGCTGCTCTCAATCTTCCGGTGCCTCAACCAACGAATATTCCGTTTGGTTCTGGTAAATATTATTACGAAGTAAGTATTGTCCAGAATGGAAGTCATACTGCTTCAATGATTCGATGGCCTGAAGAAATGAAATTTGGTGTGAAAGAATATACTGTAAAAACCGGTCCGATTGAAGA